GCTTTTCTGCCAGCCGCATCGCCAGCGGCTCACTCATGTCCAGCGATACGTCAAACCAATAACCGCGCTCATCAACCCGTGACAGCTTGCCCATGCCGATAATAGCGGGATCTTCCTGCCATGCGTCAGGATCGTCAGGTCCAAACCCGTGATAGTATGTCAACGGGACGGTATCACCCGGGTTCATCCAGATATTCGTGTCAGCATGGAATGCTTCACCCTGGGCATCACGCCCACTTTCCGGTCCGCCAAACGGCACGCCCAGCACCTCCAGCCCCATGTCGGTATATTCCCCGTAGGGCTTGATCCGCTTTGCGGCTTCGTCTTTCGGCTGCCTTTCAGCCGTCTTTGTCTCGCCTTTTATTTTCAGTCTGTAGGTTTCCATATTTTCTCCAACAAAAAGCCCGCTCTCTTTCGAGAACGGGCTTGCGGCGGTTCTGTGGTTTGGCGGAAGTGCTAGACTGCGGCCTGGTGGATGTTAGTTTTTTCCAAATCCGAAACGCTTCTCCAGATAGCGGACTATCATCATAAGCGCGCGGTAGATTGTCTCTGCGAATTCCTTATCCATATTATAACCTTTTTTTGGCTAAATACAACTATTACCCATCGAATAACTTTTGCACCTCTTTAGTTATCAGTTCTTTCACTTCCTCGCCGTCTTGCTCTGCAACATCCTGTACTGTCCGCCAGCCATGCAGGGCGTGGAAGCGGGCTTGCTTTTCCCTATCCTGCACGAACGGACCATACGAAACATTGTTTCCGATCCGCACAGTCAACCCGTCATCTTCTGTTTTTTGCGTCCAACGGCGCCCTAATGTTTCCGACCTGGTTACCAGTTTCCCGCTCGGTGAGTAGCCGCCGCGCCCGCGTACATACCACCCCATTTTGCGGTGTGTTTTTAGGCTATAACGTCCTGGTTGGTTCCACTTACCACCTGGCGGGTACTTTGATACCCGCCCTTTCAGCATGACTGCCCCCGCTTTTAGTGCGGCTTTGAAGGCAGGCCAGATATTTAGTTTCTTGCCCAGCTCCTCCAGCCCCTTGATTTCGATCTTGACCGTATCGCTCATTTTTTAATCTCGTGACTAACCCAGCAGCGATCACGAACATGAATTGGCGGGTACTCAGTCCATGCCTCGCCGCGCTTCGTCTGGTTCAGCGGCTCGCAAATATTACACACTTTATCATCGTTGTTCGTTTCCCAAAACGTATCAAATTCGATACGCGGGTTGTCTAATTGGATCTGATTTATAACCGCCAACTCACCCTGTACGCTCGCCCGTGTGACCTCTGTAACCGCTATCATCTCAGCCCGTACAGGTCCGAAGTACCCGATCAGCCTGGACTCTAAATCGCCCATCGTCAACCCTTGACTGTAGTAATCTGATATTGCAGACTGGACGCCTTTGCGGGTTGTATCCGTCAACCCCTTGATTAGTTCATAACTGTATTTTTTCGACCATTCAGCGGCTGCGGTGTTTATCATGGCCCAATCCACGCCGATGCTCATTGAATTAACAAACTCTAACGCTTGCTGTAAAAAAATGGCCTCGAACATCGGTATCACTGCCGCCGTTAGTTCGATGCCTATTTCTTCCCAGAACGCTTCGTCCAACTTTCCGAAGTCCGGCGGATCACCAAGCGTATCTAATAGCTTTTCAAGTTGGGACCTGCTTACTGCCCCAAGTTTTTTTGCAAGTCTTCTTTCAAGTTCATAGCGGTTGGTTACATCCATGTTATGCCATCCCGAGATTGAATTCATCCAGGACATTTGTAAAGATTGATCTAACCCGCTTGACATCTCGCACATCCTCAAGGCTGCCTTCGATTGCACCGTACAGCCCAAGCGGGATTATGTCAGATTGGAATACGCGCCCTGGTTTGCTTTTGCCGGTTATGCTGTTTATGGTAAACCGCTCCCATGCTCGCAGCTCGTTTCTCAATGCCTTGTTATCGTCGGGCTGTGTGGCAGGCTCGTCAATCACTGGCTGCTGGATGACAGGCTCCGGCACAGGCTCCGGCTTGCTGGTTATGGCCACCATCTGTTCGTCGGTCAAATCGTAGCCTAATATTTCCATCGCAGGCAACAGAGGAACGCCAGCATTGACCAGCGACTCCAGGCTGCCGGCGCGGTTGCTTTCGTCCTCCTGGAACACGTCCAATTGCTCCCAGTTCAAAACGATCTCCAGCCCCATTGGATTAAATAGCTGTTCGTTCAGGTCTGCCTCAACCCCGTTCCCGTCCGGTCTGACGGTATCCTGCCAGTAGGATAATCGGTTCTCCTCAGCGCTTGCGCGGTTCGCGTCGTTTCGTAACATGCTCTCGGGGATCCCAAAAGCGAACGCGATGTTCTTGACGGCCTGGTCGTATACATCGCCCATGGCCATATCGGACATTTTCGGAGTGATGACTTCCGGCTTCATCGTGCCGCGCATCCGCATCGCCAATACCCGCCAGGCATTAGATATACCCGAAACTTGTTTCTTGAAAAATCCCTCGACCCGCTTCACTTCGTCAGCGTCCATTGATCCATCTATGCCGATGATCGTCAACGGCATGGCTCCGCTCTCGAAAAACTTGGATGCGAACCGTGACAGGTATCTCAGCAAGCCCGCCTCAGTCATGGCAACCTGTACGGGTGACACGCCCGGCCCGATGTCGTCGGTCGGGTTGATAAAATCCTTCAGGTAGATAATCTCCTGCTCCTGCCATGGTCCAAACTGCGCCCCATTGATTTCCTGCCGGAATTGCAGTGATCCGTCCGGCTGCATGACGGGTGCCTTCATCGTGAACGGATTCAGCCACTCGATGTTTTTGGGGTTGTACGGGTTGTCGCGTTTGACCCAGTATGCCGCCCCGCACCATGATTTAGCGGCGGATGTCATAGATATAAACCGTGACCACTTGACCTGGAACGGCCATTCAATTTCAGTATCCCCGCGATACACTGAAACAGACACGGACGCCAAAGCATTAGCGCGCAGTTTGACAGCACGGTAGATAAGCGGAACGTAGGCATACGCCTGAGAGGTCGTATTTATCTTGTTGGTCGTGTCATCCAGGTTGTCTTGCGCCCATCCGGGCAAATAACTGATAGTTTTGTATCCGCTCATAGTCACCTCTTAGGCTCCGAAGAGTATTTCAACACCGGCCATTTGTGTCGCATCATTTAGGTAGCGGATCGCATCCAGTGCATGATCCGCTTGTTTTACAGGTTCATCGCGCCCCTCTTTCCAGACATAACTCTCAAATTCAGTAATCATATTCAGGCAGTCGGGGTCAATCGTCAATCTAGGCAACCCATCGCCCTGCATCATCAGCCTGTTTTGGATCGCCTGTATCCCGTCCAGTACCCGCCCCTTTGCGGCCTCAGCCGGAACGCCGTTATCCAACAGATCAGCAATTAATCCGGCGGCAGCAGCGTCAACGGCAACAAGGGATGGATTAAATTCTCGTACCCATTCCACCACTTGTGATACAACATGGTGCTGTAACTTGCCACGTTGATACCATTCCGCATATACATGCCATCTCGCATCATGATCCTGACCGATAAGCAGGATAACAGCCGGGTTGGTATAACCTTCGTCAATCGCCATGTACCAGGTCTTGACGTTTTGCATCTCGCGCTTGCATACATGCACATCACGGCTAAACATTGGATAGACCAGCCCTTCAAACGCGACAAACTCGCCGTATAGCTCTTGACGTGCAAAGTTGCCCGTATAGGTCGCCTTCATCGTTTCAAGATATTCAACGGGCAGCGATGTATTCTCAAACGTGGTGGATCTGAATATTGTCATCTCCCCTTGTCGCTCATACAGCCAGTTACGCCCCTTTGGGGTAGTTACTATCCGCAGTTGTCCAGGATCACCAGACAGACGGCCAAGTACGATGTCGTATGTATCCCTCGGACAGTATCCGGCCTCATCCATCAGCGCGGCATTGGCCGAGATGCCGCGTATCCGGTCGGGTGTGTCCGCCGATCTGAATAACATCTTGCCGCCGCCTGGTATGTCAATCGTCATTTCCGCCTTCGATATTTTGGCGTGTGTGCCAAGAAACTTTTGCGCCTCCACCCAGTCTACATCCCGCAACATCGGATAAGTGGGGGCTACAACCAGAACAACCGCGCCTGGCACAGACGCCTTCTCGATTGCCCATAACACGCCAGCATACGATTTGCCGGATCGAATACCTCCGATGTACGCCACTAC